CTTACCGTGAAATGTTTTATCCTTTTCACGTTCCCATATTTTAAGACGACATTCCAGAAATTCAATAAATCTAATTTTACTCGACGAGGATTTGAATATATTTTTTTCAGAATTTTCAGCCTTTTTTATAGCATCCTTCTTCTTCTTTACTTGAATTTCTTGACGTTCTTTTATTGAAAGTCCTGGCATCTCTTCAACATTCTTCAGAGTTGAATTAATCATTTGTATATTCACGCTTAAAATCTTTATGTCAATATACTATATAAAGATAACACCATCTTTATATAGTATACGAGTATGTTATGCATTTGTCAAACACCACAAGAATATTATAAACACCGATTAGCCAAGACACGCGAAAATGTACTCAATCACATCTACGAAAATCCACCTGTATCACCAATACCGAAAATGCGAGAAAATATGAGACTTCGTCTACGCTATAAGGAAGCGGTGCAAGAAGCTCATGAAATATGTAGTAAGGATAGAACATCTAATGCGTGTCACCTCGCGTGGTATGAGGTGGATGAGTTAGAGGAATCTATACTACGTCTATACCCTGATATATGGTAATTTCTGGGGGTTCTTCATCGTATGTGTAGTACATGATCGAAACTCCGTACAGTTTCATAAGGTCTTTACTGACATTTTCATTGATCTGTTGTTTCCAGTTTTTCACAGTCGTGTGAAAATACTCCAGACCTTCATCAGAGAATGCACATATACGCATGAAAGGTGTAGAACGGAGATTTCTCATGTACACGTTAATAGATGCGGGTAAAGGTAGCGCAAAATCGTACGTGGAACGAAGAATGTCGATTACGTAATACCCATGTGAATCGCATATGATATTAACCTGCATTTGTGGAAATCCCTTTATATACGCCTCAAAATCTGCGTTACTGGGAAGTGTGGTGAAAATAGGTGTACTTTGACATGTGACATCTTCATTATATCCTATACCAGGGTGAGTATGATATGAAATTTCAGAGTACCAAACCTGTACGATTTCGTCTATATCGACACAATTCCGTTTTTCAGAAGTCACTTTACTTGGTTTACTGAATAAACCCTCACCCATGTATTTCACGTTTCCAGCATATTCCCATTTTTTAACTGAGGATAATTTACTAACTTCTTTTAAATCCTGGATAACTCGCCTAGATAATTTCACACTGGTCTTTTTTATTGCCATAGATGGCGTCATGACCTTAACCTTCATCCACTACCTTTGATATACTTAAACGGATATTTTTTAAGTATTACCAATTTTTACTCGTTCTTTTCTATTGTCTCATACATGACCAGAAGTTACAACATTGATCATTCAGAATAAGTTTTTATCTATTAAAGTAATCTTACCCAGATCCGACCATATATGATATTTAATGGAGATACCGAATTGACGACGCATAATCGGATCTATATATCTATTAATAAAACGTTTCCATGAATATGTAGTGGTCTTTACATATAATAAACCCCTATACACAATTTCAAGACTTTTAAATTCACTCTCATTTACAAGTTTTGTGAAAAGTTGATTTACCGACGAGGGGTTAGGTTTTTTCATGTTTGTTTCTAATAAGTCTATTATGTAATACCCATTGTATTCTAAAATTAAATTCGCTTGTATATTGGGATATTGTTCTATATATGTAATAAAATCCAACCTACTCGGGTATGTAAATAAATTTCCATTATTACCCAATGGTATGGGGTGTGTATGGTAAACTATATACTGTTTTAACTCTTCTACAGTAGGACGCACAACTTTATAGTTAAAATTTGTACGAGCAGTAGGTGAATGAAAATTCACATAATTCCGTGTGTTTTTCATTGTAAATGGTATTACACCTACATACTCAGATTGATTTTTTAGTGACTTGTTAACATAAATATCTTTCAAATTATTGATCAGTTTTCTACTTAATCGGACGGAAAGATAACGATTATTAAGACTGGTTACAGTTCCAAGATTATAAACATTCCTGGGTATATGAAGTTTTTTCGCATTCTTGTATAACCTATTGACCAGGAAATACATATTAATAGACCCACCTCTTTTTGTAGATAATTTCACACTTCTATTTTTAACCTGTCTCTTGACAGTCTCTGCCTTTCTTTTAGTCGTACTATTAGTCGTAGACTTTTTTATAGATATTCTACTCGATGTCATATCTTAACATTACACTATTTTTTATTTACCCTGTTTCGTAACCTTGAAGTTTGGAGATACCCGTCCTTTTATGTTTTTGGGGTCTATTCTATTCAAATTTTGACCCTTATTAAACAGTTTTTTATGGGCTTGCCAATATTCTGGTGCTCCTACTTTGAAGTTCTTATGTAATCGAGCTTTATACCAGAATACACAATCTTCTATCTTGTTACTCTTACTAGTGTTGTCTAATACAATACATTCGTAATTTTCTGTGCATGCATCCATAACCTTATTAAACATATCAAAGTTTGGGAATATACCGAAAAATGACTTGTACAATTTTTCTCTGTTCTGAATTATATTTTCACGTAAAATAAATACATAATCGACATTAGCCCTAAGTGCTGGTGGTAAGTCCATACAATATTGCATAGTAAGCATAAAGAATATCTTCCAGTGACGCCCATTCATGAAACATTGTCGAATACAAGTATCCCGCATGAATTTACTATCATACATACAATCATCTAGAAGAAGAAAAGCACCACAATTTGTCTTACCTGCACCCACTAATTTTCGCTGTCGGTCCATCACCCGTTCTATCGCATCACGGTCATAGTCCCCGTATATAAATAAATCTGGTATATATTGCTGATAATAGTGATTACCTTCTTCTGTTGCTGATAGCACTATACCCGCTGGTAAATGTTTTTTATACCATAATATATCTGTTACCAGTGTTGATTTTCCCGTATTACGTTTCCCTATAAATACACATACTTTATCGTCTGCAATTGTGGCGGGGTTAAATTTTCGTAAACGTAAATCCATCTATAATACTGCCCCGTTTTATTTCATAAAATTTTACTCACGTGTATTAGGAATGGCAGGTCGAGTGCAACTTACTGCCAGGGGTGTCCAGGACCACTGGCTTACTGGCGAACCGCAATTTTCATACTTTGTCACGGTATTTAAACGGCATACTAAATTCTCTACCGAGGCGGTAGAGATTCCCCTGACGGGTGACGCTTCACTAGGCAAAACATTACACTGTAGAATCCCCAATAATATCGGTGACTTATTACGCAGTGTATTTTTAAAAGTAAAATTAGGAAATCTACCCGCTCACGATATAACAGGAACACCTCCTCAGTATCATTTTTACAATCAGCCTATAGCTAAAAATATAATAAAGCATGTTGATTTGATAATAGGTGGACAAACTATAGAACGTTTAACAGGTGATTATATTACCATGTATGACCAATTATATAATAATAAAGATGATGTAAAACAGACAATGTATTTTATGAATGGACATGGCAATCATTTAACAGTTTCAGAATCATATAACACATTTTATGTCAATTTACCGTTCTATTTCTTTAGGTATCCTAGTTTAGCTATACCGATATGTGCTATAACTAGACAATTAGTAGAAATTAAGATATCATTCAAAAAATCTGACGATGATATAACATTTAAATATACGATTGAAGATGGCGGTGACGTGCTTAGACAAAAGACAAATGAAGGTTCAATAATAAACGCCTCACTTATATCAGATTTCTACTTTATATCAAACGATGAAAAAAATTTCTTGAGAACACGTCCCATGGAATACGTGATAACTCAATTACAAAAATCTACCGTAATATTTAAACCAGCTGAAATAATCAAATCTGCTTTATTAAATTTTAAAAACCCTGTAAAGGAATTATTTATATTAGCAAAAGAAGATACAAACCCGATAGATGGGGAATACGATTCATTAATTGATACAGACTCGAATGATCAATCATTTTCTGATATCGTCGTAGGTTCAGGGTCGAGATATAAAAAATCTGATCATAGACGAATAAAAAATGTGAAGTTCGTGTGTAATGGTTCTACTGTATTCGATAAGACGGGTATGGAACTCGCATTCCATAACTCTTTTAATTTTCACACTGGATGCCCAGACCCCGCATATGAATTTTACACATACTCATTTTCACTATATCCAGAAAAACATCATCCAACTGGTCAATTAAATATGAGTAGAATTATCCATAAACATATAAATATAGAATTGGACGACATATCTCCTAATCGTAATATTAATGTAGATATATACGCATTAAATTATAATGTATTGAGTGTGAAAAGTGGTTTAGCAGGTTTAAAATTTTAAAAGGTACTATTAGTAATGGCCGGTCGTGTGCAACTTGCTACGTCTGGAAACCAGGATACATTTTTTACAGATAACCCTGAATTCACACATTTTATAAAAAGGTTCAGGAAACATACAAATTTCGCCATGTACGATATAAGGCATGAGTTTAATGGTGAAATTGGATACGGTAACAAGTTAAAATGTACCATACCGTCAGACTCTGGCGATCTAATTAAATCCATAAGATTACATATAAATTTACCATCTCTAGAACGAGATGGTACATATTATAAATACATCGAATCTATAGGACATGCTATTATAGAATACGTCGATTTGACAATAGGTGGTCAAT